CCGAAATGGAAGAGCGCATCCAGAAAATGTATGTGCTGGGAAAACTGACTGAAACAGAGTTGACCGAACTCTTGACGCTTGCGGCTGATCACGCCAGCGATGCACAGCAGATTGATGTGGTGTCGAAGCTGAAAGAACTGGAAGACCGGATCTATGCCTTGGAGCATCCTGTGGAGCCGGATTATGTGATCTGGTACAGCGGCTATGTCACGAAGAAAGGCGAAACGGTCAAGTTTGACTATGACGGTGACGGCGTTTATGACCTGCTTCGCTATGATGGCGGAAGGGCAGAAACCGCCCTCGCTCCCGGAAAAATTGACGGGTGGCATGTTGTGGACTCCGCCGGAAATATTCTTGGCACATATTACAAGGGTGAATTCACCCCGGTGAATGCGGAGTAAGTAAAAGGGCGAATAAAAACTTACAACAGCGGTTACCGGAAGGGGGGTGATGCTATATGTTCACAGTACACGACAACCCAGACATGTAGCATCGCCCCATACGGGGCGTTAAATGAAACTATGAATAACATTGATGAAATGCCGATCAAGTGCAAGAGTTGCCCTTATTGGGAAATTGCACAGGAACCGTACTACTGTGGTGATTGTAAATCAAACGTATTACAAGACAAAAACGTCCGCAAGGATGTAAAGGAAACGAAAGACTATCGTTACCCAATGCAGTAGCATCGCCCCCTATGGGGCGAAGTGATTAAATGTGACCAATAAATCAGAATAAGAATTCCGGTTATTTTAGGGAAAACCGATTCTCGATAATAAGGGAGGGGAAGAAAATGCTGATGCTGCTGCTGGGGATGTTCCTGGGGGCTGGGCTGGCAGCTGCCGCTGCCGGGGCGACCTTAATGTACAAGGAAGAGCACAAGGAAACCAGGGACAGAGGGAAAGGCACATGATTAGCAGTAAGGAGCTGATCGCCAAGGCGGAGGAGATCGCCGCAGAGGAACCGGCATACGAGCATGGTCATTGGGGGAAGGATGGATACTGCGACTGCATCGGACTGATCATCGGCGCGATCCGGAGGGCAGGAGGCCAATGGCGGGGCCTGCATGGCAGCAACTACGCGGCGAGGCGGGAGGTCCGGAAACTGGAGAAGATCGTCAGCAATGCGGACCTGAAGCCGGGCGAGGCAGTATTCAAGGCATACGAACCAGGGCAGGGAGGATACAGCCTGCCGGAAAGATATGAGAAAGGCGGGGAGTATTACGACGGAGATCTACGAGATTACTACCATGTAGGGATCGTGGAGAGCGTATACCCGCTGCGGATCAGGCACATGACAACACCAAAGCCGAAGATGGATACGGCCATAGGCAGATGGGGCTGGCACGGGGCACTGAAAAAGGTTGCATACGGAGAGGAGGAGAAGCCAATGGGACAGGCAGAGTATCAAGCGAGAGTCATCGGAAACGGGCTGCTAAACATGAGGCGGGAACCGAACCGAGAAAGTGCGAGGATCATGCAGCTAGCCGTCGGATCTGTCGTGACCGTCACGGATGAGACGAACGACGAATGGCGGCAGATCAGCTATGGAGGGCATACAGGATACGTCATGGCCGAGTATCTGGAAAAGGACGTGACGCTGGGGACGTATATCCAGGTCGAGAAGAAGGTGCTGGAAGCCATCTATGACGAGATTGGCGACATGCTGGGGCTGAGGGGGCGAGAATCATGGAATGGTATCAATGGCTAAGCATTGCGGGAATCCCGTCAATCATCAGCGGCATAATGGTATGGGCTATCCAGCGGGGACAGAAGTCCAGGGACGAAATGCAGGAAGAGATCAGGAAGCAGACGGCGGCAACTGAAGCACAGAATGTGGCCTTGATGAAGGGAATGCAGGCGCTGCTGCGGGACAGGCTGCTGACTGGATACAGGCATTATTTTGAGAAAGGATGGGCAGAGTATGACGACAGAGAGAACATAGAGAATCTGTACAGGCAATACCACGCCCTGGGGGAGAATGGCGTAATGGATGGATACAGGGCGAAATTCCTGGCCCTGCCGATCACAAGAGCAGAAAAGAAGGAGGAGAAAGAAAATGCGTGACTGGAGAGAATGGCTGAAGGCAGCAGTGATCAGGGCGGTCCGAACGTTCGCGGAGGCAATGCTGGCGTATATCGGGACCGGGGCCGTGGTGCTGGGGGACGTAAACTGGATGGCGGCGCTGAGCGCCGGCGCATTTGGTTTCGTGACAGCAATGCTGCTGGCGCTGGCGGGGCTGCCAGAAGTCAAAGAAGAACCTGCAGAAGACCCGGGCTAAAAGGGCGGTAGTTGACTGCCATCATGGGAAATAGTTGACTACCATTTGACTACCATTAGACTACAATAAAGTGTATTTAAGCGCATAAAAGCGCAGCGAAGAACGGGCAATAAAAAGCCCGGAAGCCTTGATTTCTAAGGCTTCCGGGCAGCTCCCCAGGTAGGGCTCGAACCTACAACCCTTCGGTTAACAGGTAAAACGTTCGAGAATCAGCAAATAGTTGATTATTAAGCATCCTTAGCTGGTGCTTTTTCTTTTTGACTACCAAGTTGACTACCAAACAAAGTTTCTTCGAGTTTTTCCGCCTCCCTGGCCGAGCGGGCATCAGAGACGGAGTCATAGATCCTGAGGATCATTTTGGCGTCCGCATGGCCCATCCAGCGGATGCAGGTGTTCAGCTCGACGCCGTTGTCGCGGCACATGACGCAGAAGCTGTGGCGGAGATCATACGGCACGACGGTGAACTCCCGCCAGGGCGGCAGTTTCCCGCCGGCGGCCAGGATGGCCTTGTGGGCCTTCGTCTTCCCGTACCAGCGTTTCTCGCAGCCGTTGATGGCTGTTTCCATGTGGCAGACGTAGGATTCCCAGGCGGAACGCCAGGCCTGCACGGTGACCTGCTTACCGGCGGAGCTGGAGACCAGCAGACCATGCCGGCCTTTCAGCGCATGGCGGAGAGGCTTGAAGAGCGGGACTGTTCGGGCAGCGTTATCCGTCTTTCCCTTCTCTGTGACCTGATAGCGATTGGATCCATCCATGTGGACGAAATCTGTCAGGGTAATGGTGCCGGCATCGAAATCGACGGCCTTGTCAATGTCGAGAGCCTTCGCTTCCTGGGGGCGGAGGCCGGCATAGAGCATGGCCATGACGGCAGGATGTGCTCGGTGGTCGATGCAATAGTGATCGATCCACCAGCGCTCCTGGTCCGTGATGGCGCGGTGGCCGCCGACGGTGCCGCGGTGCGGCTGTGCGTCCCTGGATCGCGCCGGGTTCGTCTTACAGATGCCGTTTTCGACAGCGGAATCGAAAAGAGCGACAAAGATCTGTTTTGCTCCCTGAATATAGGACTGAGAGAGGCCGAGATACTCGGTGGAATAGACCTCCTTGATCTGCAGCGGACGCACATCGGACACGGGGATATCTCCCAGATGTTTCGCCAGGTGATCCAGGTGAATGGCCAGGCTATGATATGTGCCCTTGGAAACGGATGGGTGGGCAATGGGCAGCCAGGTGGCGGCGTATTCTGTGACGGTGACGGAGGGACGCAGCAGGGAGTCGTTCTTTTCAGCAGCTTTGTAGGCATCACGGGCGGCGAAAGCTTCCTCTTCAGTAGACCCGTAGAAAAACTGCCCACCGTATCGGCAGGCATACCGGCCATCCGGACGCTTCTTCAGGTGTTGCTTCTTCGGGCGGGGCATGGGATCACCTTCTTTCAAATCGGAAACGTGAGAAAACTTAGTCAGGGATTACAACGGCCGCAGGGAGTGTATCCCGCGTCGATAACAGATTGCCTTGTGACGGAATCGAAGTATTTTTTGTTCGATTCTTTCATTTGATCAACGCTGGAACAAGAGGGCTTGTGGAATTTCTTGGTTTTCTTATTGCCGACATAGTCTTGCAGTTGGGGATCTTGTGAAGTGGAAGAAGCAGCAGATTCTAAAGATGACAGTATAGAAGAAAAGGAATAGGACAGAGAAGCGGCAGGCTTTGCTGTTGCTGTGGCAGTTGGGGCAGCCGTGGCAAGAGCAACAACTGAGCGAGGGATCTGCTGGGAAGCAGATCCTCTTACGATGCCTATCCTGTATCCGGCTATAAAAGCACAGACGACAAGAATGAGCGCAAATGATTTTTTCAAAGCGGTTCCCCCTCAACGGTCAAATGGCATCAGCCGCATGATCGGCCGGCCCTTTTTCCCCGTAGATCGCCTTGGCGGCGGTCAGCTGGTTCAGCATATACTGCTTTCCGGCGTCGGTCAGGGAACGGTAACCATCGACCAGCGTAATTTCGTCGTCAGAGAAATCAGACTGCTTTACAACGCAACGGTCCAAGCCATCATAAACGCGCGGGTCTTTGACGTCAGACCAGCCGGCGAGATACCCAGGGGAAACATCAAATAAGGAGGACATCAATACAATGTTTTCTAGAGGAATGTTCGTTACGGCGCCGATCTCGTATTTATAGACAGCCTGTTTGCCGACGCCGAGACGTTTGGCAACGTCTTCCTGTGTCAGTTTCGCGGCGAGACGGCACTCCCTTATCCTATTACCAACATTGCTCAATGTGATCACCTCCCTTGCTGGTAATCCAATGATAATATAAGTTTACGGAAAAGTAAAGGAAATTTACAAAAATAGCTTGACAGGTTACAAAACGGATGCTATACTCGTGGTGACTTAGGAAGTTACTTCCGGAAAGGAGCAGAGGAAGATGCTGAACACGAACCTGATTAAAGCAAAGATAATCGAGAACGGCATGACGCAGGCACAGGTCGCGGCCAGAATCGGCATGTCACCAAAGACGTTCAGCCTAAAAATGAGCTCGGGAAAGTTTGGATTGGATGAAGCTGATCAAATGATCAAACTTCTGAAGATAGAACGGCCTGAGCTATATTTTTTTGCGGATAGAGTAAACTCAGAAGTTACCGAAGAGAGAGGAGCCTGACATGAAGGAGACGCTGAATCTTGACAGCAAAACGCTGAACGGCTTCCGGCAGATGTTCGACATTTCCCTGAGGCACCTGATGATCAACATGGAAGACAAGGACATGGAAAGCGGGACGATCACCGGGAAGATCACGATCAAAAGGGATACGGTGGCCAACCGGGAGACGGGCGAGATCAGGACGTTCGTGCACATGAAGCCCAGCGTCAGCGTGAAGCTCGGCGTGAACGGGAAGGCGGACTGCGAGGAGATCAAGGGCATGCAGATGGCCTTTGACAGAAACGGGGATCCAATCATCGCAGATGAACAGATCAGCATGGACGAGATCATCGGAAAGGGGGCCTAAAGATGGAAGAGCTGTACAGCGCGGAGGAGCTGGCGAAGCGGTGGCGGTGCTCGAAGCGGACAGCCTGGGAGCGGATGCGTCAGATCGGAGCCTTCGGGCGGCCGATGATGTGCCGGGCCGGGGCGGTGGCCGCCTGGGAGAGAATCCAGGAAGAGCGGAACGCACCGGGGATCCCGAAGGGCGGCGCCAGGAAACGGAAGAACGTGATCACGATCAAACAGGGACCACTGAAGCCCGGGCAGCTGATAAGCCGGGTGCGGATCAAGGACGCGTAAGGGGACGAAGGGAGAAGGAAGATGAACGGATATCAGGGATGGAGGAAGGCCAGGGTGAGCTGGAAGAGCGTGACATATCTGAACGAGGGCTTCCGGCAGATCGTGGCGCAGTTTGAGAGCGACAGGAACCTGAGCCGGTTCGTATGGCGGACGGCGAAGGCGAACGGGATGAAGGAGATCACACTGAGCGACGTGGAGAAGCTGCTGAAGGCGGCGGACGAGACGATCTTCATCCTGCGGGGGAACGAGAACGGCCGGCGGGAGTTTTCAGGCAACGAGAGGAAGCCGACCTGGGTGATGGCCATCAGCCGGAAGGACATGTGGGCGGCGCTGCACATCATCGAGCAGGTGGGCTGGGCGGAGAGCCGGCTGGAAGACATCACGGTCAACGACAAAGAAATGAAGCAGCGGGTATGGACCCTTGCGTAAGGAGACAGAGGAGACGCTGCCGGGGCAGATCAGCATAGAGGACTACTGCCCCGAAGCGTATCCGCAGCCGGAAAAAGTGGGAATGCGCAGAACGATTAACAGAAAGGGAGAAGGAAAGATGATCAAGGCAGAGATGAACAGAAAGATGGGAACCGTGCAGGTAGATCTGGAGGGCAGCGTGGGGGATATTGAACTGGAGATGATCGACATCACGAAAACCATCGAGGAGGCGCTGGAGAACACATTCGAGGACATTGATGAACGCTATCACGCGCTTGAAGCATTCCGCAGGATTCTGGAAAACGGAGGGAACCTGCTGAAGTATCGGATCCGACTGCATGAAACCGGGGCGACAGAGGAGGAGATCGCGAGCATCCGGGAGATGACAGACGGAGAAAAGACCGGGGACGAGATGAAGAAGCTGGCCAAGATGGCGGCAGAGATCGTCGAGCGGAAGAGACAGCAGGAAGACGCAGACGAGGAGGTGCTGGCGGCGGAAGAGAAGCTGGTGCACATCTTCGAGGACGAGGTGAAGGAAACGGATCCGGTCAAGGCCAGCGAGGAAGCCAGGAAGCGGTTCGCGGCGTGGAAGGAAGCGCGGGAGAAGGAAAAGGAAGAGGACCGGCAGCGGATGGAGGATGACCTGAAATGAGTGAATACCGGATGGAGCGGGGCATGAGCCAGCAGCAGAAGTGGATATGGGCGGACAGAATGGAGGAATACCGGACGGTACGCACGGGGAGCGGGAGCAAATACCGGATGCGCCTGACGGCGGAGGAGATCGAAGAGAAGCGGAAGCTGGGCATGGCAGCGGCGCTGTGGATCATGACGCCGGCAGCCATCGCGGTCATGGCCTGGGCGGCCGGACTGATCGGATAAGGAGAAAAGCATGTTTCAGGCATGGACGGGAAAGATGAAGATATACAAGAACACATGGGCACAGAGCACGCGGAGCCCGATCACCTGCCCGGCGGGGATCGAGAAGATCGAGAAGATCGAATACGACGAGGACCGGCCGGAGGACGGCCGGGGCAGACTGAAGCCGGGAGACAAATGGGTATACTACCAGATCAGCAGGACGGAAACGGAATGGATCGATGGGCGGAGGTACGAGAACACCTACTGGCTGGCACAGATCCTGCGGCCAAAGAAGGGCGGGGCGCCGTGCTACGTATGGAAGAGGGGAAAGGACGAAGCGCTGAAGTACCAGCACCAGAACGTGGCCAGGAAAGCGGCGGAGGAAGCCAGGGGACGGGTGCGGCAGGTGCAGCGGAAATACCTGGCAAAGGAGATGGACACATGAGGATCACGAGGATCGACCGGATGGAGCGGGTGGAAGACATCCTGCAGGAAAAGATCGAGAACACAGAGCGAGAACTGAAAAGCCTGGGGCAGATGAAGGACGCGGAGATCTGCAGGCTGCGGATCATGTACCTGATGGACCTGCAGGAGATGCGGCACAGCCTGATCGTGCTGCGGCGGAAGATCGACCTGGCCTACGCGACAGACGGGGAAACAAAACGGGAGGACGACGAGGATGACGAAACTGCAGACGCTGGAGAAGATGCTGGAGATTACCCTGTCGCTGAAACGGATCAACAGCCAGGGGAACAGGAGCGCGGTGGCGGAGGAAGGACAGCAGGAGGACTTCGACATGTACGACCAGATGGCGCAGAACATCCGGGAAATGATGCGGGAGAAACGCTTCGGGCCAGGCTGATGGGCTGGCAGCGGGAAATCATGGACGCAACCACGGCCGGGACCTGGCCGAAACTGACACTGTAAATGACACAGGCGGAGTAATCCGCCTTCATGGGCTGGTAGCTCAAAGGCAGAGCGAAAGGGCTCAAAACCCTTTAAGGGGGAGCGGAGCAGCGCCGGGTTGGTAACCGGCGGGGGAAAGCGCTTCCCGCATCCGGGTTCGAATCCCGGCCGGCCCACGCCGCGGAGGCTTCTTCATCTCCCTACCGCGGACCCTTTATCCCTATAAGTCGCCGCCGGGGATCCGGCACACGCGGGCGCGGCGAACCCGCAAGCGGGGCTTGTATGGAGTAATAACAAATGAACCATCCTATATAAAAAGAAAACCGGCAAAAGGGACGCCCGACACCGAAAAGGGGTCCTTGTTGATGAGCCGGGGTCCCGGGGCTGGCGAATGAAGCCCCGGGTGCCGGGGAGAGCCGGCGACGGGAGGGCGGGACCGCGGGGCGGCCGGGAACGGAAGCAGACGGAAGGGAGGGCCGGAGGTGGGCTGGGAATACGAGGCGCTGTTCGATGTGGAGGACATGAGCGGACTAACGGCCCTGGAGCGGGCCGCCAGGATGGCGGACGGGGACAGATGGGAGACACGGGAGACGGGGATCCGGATCGGCCGGATGGGATACCGGACACGGACGACGAAAGCGGGACCGAGACTGGAGGCGGAGATCTATCCCATATTCGGGCGGGAACAGGAGCGGGAAGCCAGGCGGCAGAAGCAGAGCGCCACACCGGAGAAGATCCGGAGGAACAACGAGGAGCGGGCGAGGCGGAAGCTGATCCAGCTGATGGACGCGAACTTCGGAGACGAGGACCTGCACGTGACGCTGACATACGCAGAGACGCCGGAATGGGGACGGGCACAGCGGGACGTCAAGAACTTTGTGCGGAAGATCAAGAGGCTGCGGGCGAAGCGGGGCCTGCAGGAGATGAAATACATATACGCCATCGAGGACGACGAGGACGGGACGAAGAAGCGGATCCACGCCCACATGGTCATGAGCGGGGGAATCAGCCGGGAAGAGATCGAGGAGATCTGGCAGAAGGGATACGCCAACTGCGACAGGCTGCAGCCGACGAACGAGGGGCTGGAGGCCATCGCGAGATACATCAGCAAACAGAACCGGGAGAAGAGCCGGCGGAAATGGTCATCGAGCAAAAACCTGACGAAACCGAAGACGCGGACCAGTGACACGAAGCTGAGCAACGCCCGGGTGAAGCGGCTGGCACGGGGATTCGATGGAGAAGCCAGGGAGATCATGGAGAGGATCTATCCGGGGTATGACTTTGTGCGGAGCCAGGTCCGATATTCAGACGTGGTGGACGGGGCATACATCCGGGTGCTGATGAGGCGAAGATAATGGCCAGCTGGACAGGAAAATACGGGGCGGAAAAGATCGGGACGGAGAAACTGCACCACACCAGCGGGGCGGATGATGTGCTATGCCCATTCTGGCGGGCACACAACCGGGACAAGATCCGATGCCAGGACATCCTGCCGGGGACGATGTTCATCACGACGCAATTCAAGGACAAAACAGAAAAACAATTCCACCAGGCGACATACTGCGAAGGGCAGTACAAGAAATGCTGGCTGTACTGGCTGGCCATGAAGGCCCAATGGGAGGACGACGAGGACTGAGGGCCGGAAAAAACGGGGACTAACAAAATGCCCCTCTGTGTGAAAAAATAAAACACAGGGGGGTGTTTTTGCGTGGCAAAGGAGACCGTGGCCTGGGACAGGATCAAGGCCGAATACCTGGCGGGCGATGCCACATACGCCGAGCTGGCGAAAAAATACGATGTTTCCATGAGCACTCTCGCAAAAAGAGCTACAAAAGAGGGCTGGAAAAACGCGCGGCAAAAAGTAGGCGAAAAAGTGGCGAAAAAGATGGAGACACGCGCCGCGCACGCGCGCGAGGAGAAGGCGCTGAAGGGGGTGCAGCTGACCAGGTACATCACGGACCTGTGGACGGACAACCTGAAAACCCTGAACGCGCTGATCCAGGAGACGCCGGAGCACATGCTGACGAGCCCGGGATTCGCGGCGGGGATCCCGCGGGGACTGCGGGAGACATACGACCTGATCATGGAGATGAGCGGGAAAGGCTACATGAACCGAAAACTGGCCAACGAACAGCGGAAACTGAAGCTGGAGCGGGAGAAATTCGAATTCGAGAAGCTGAAATGGGAGGAGGAGATGAAAATGCGGGAGAAGGGGGCCGCGACAGCCGCCAGCGAGAAATGGATCGTGACGGAGGACGGAGAGGAGGGGGAAGATTTTGGCGGATGAGCCGGAGACGGCGCAGCAGGGCACGGAAACGGAACACATCACCACCTACAGCGCGACGAAAAAACAGGCGGCCTTCCTGCGGAGCCGGGTGAGGCACACGGCCTACGGCGGCGCGCGGGGCGGAGGCAAGAGCTGGGTGCTGCGGCTGAAGGCCTGCCTGCTGTGCCGGAAGTGGCCGGGGATCCGGGTGCTGATCGTCCGGCGGACGCTGGAGGACGTCCGAAAGAACCACATCATCCCACTGAAGAAGATGCTGGCGGGGATCGCGGTGTTCAAACAGACGGACCGGACATTCTATTTCCCGAACGGCTCCGTGATCGAGTTCCAGTATTACGACAGCGAGCGGGACAGCACGCACTTCCAGGGGAATGAATGGGACGTGATCTTCATCGACGAGGCGACCCAGTTTGAGGAGGAATGGCTGAAGATCATCGCAACGAGCTGCCGCGGCGGCCCGGAAGGATACCCGAAGCGGGTGTACTACACATGCAACCCGGGCGGGCCGGGGCACTCATACATCAAGAGGCTGTTTGTCGACAGGAAGTTTGAGGGGGACGAGAAGCCGGAGGACTACACCTTCATCCAGGCGCTGGTGACGGACAACAAATACCTGATGCGGACACAGCCGGAGTACGTCAGCTTCCTGAAGGCCCTGCCGCCGAAACTGCGGGCCGCATGGCTTTACGGGGCATGGAACATCTTCCAGGGGCAGTTCTTCGAGGACCTCCGGATCGAACCCGACCTGCAGGCGGCGGCGGAGGCGGGGGAACAGGATCCGGACCCGGAGGAGCTGCGGAAGCGGCACAGATGGACCCATGTGATCAAAGACTTCAAGCCGAAGAGCTACTGGCCGGTCTATCGGAGCTTCGACTGGGGATACAGGCGGCCTTTCAGCATGGGATACTACACGGTGGACGACGACGGGGTGATCTACCGGATCACGGAATTCTATGGAGTGCAGCACGCGGACGGGAAGGCCGTGGCCAACGAGGGCCTGAAGTGGGCTCCGGAAAAGGTTTTCGCGGAGGTGCAGCAATTCGAGCGGGAGCATCCGTACCTGACCGGGAAGGAGATCCACGGGGTGGCTGACCCGGCGATCTGGGACGCGGAGGGCGGGATCAGCATCGCGGAGACGGCCATGAAATACGGGCTGTTTTTCACGAAGGGCGAACACAAGCGGATCCCAGGATGGATGCAGTGCCACTACCGGCTGATGTTCGACGAGGGCGGATACGCCCAGTTCTACGTTTTCGAGAGCTGCAAAGAATTCATCCGGACGATCCCGACGCTGCAGTACGACAAGCACAAGGCGGAGGACCTGGACAGCGAGGGCGAGGACCACATCGCGGACGAATGGCGGTACTTCTGCATGAGCCGGCCGATCGAGCCGGTGCTGAAGATTGAGAAGGAGAAGCCGGCATGGGGCATCGATCCCCTGAACCAGTACGGGGACAAGGACTGAAGGAGGGCGGAAACATGATCAGGGTCAAAATCGACATGACGGACTTTGTGCTGGACATGGAAGGACACGCGGAGGCGCCGAGGGAAGGCGAATACGACCTGGTATGCTGCGCGGCCAGCACTATCGGGCAGCTGCTGCTGTACTCGCTGGAGGAATACAAGGACCGGCACGCGGGGGACCTGAAGATCGAGGAAGGTATGGAGAGCGGGAAGCTGCACATCCGGGCGAAGGCGAAGGAATGGGCACGGGTGAGCATCCTGCAGCGGTACCGGATGATCCGGGAGGGGTTCGAGATGCTGCAGGAAAGGTATCCGGAATACATCGCACTGTACGAGGAGGACTAAGACATGGCGAGAGACGAGCGGATCCGCAGGATGCGGGAGAGACAGATGGGGCGGACGGAACAGCAGCCGAAGGAACAGGCGCCGGCGAACGTGACGCCAATGCGGGGGCGGCAGCCGGGCATGACACCGGGGACAGCCGGACAGACGCCGGGAATGACCGGGCAGATGCCGGGCATGATTCAGGGAGCACAGGGAGCAGCGGCGAGAGGAACGGGGCGGAGGCGGCCGGTCCCCATGCGGGAAGGCGGCGGACTGCCGGACGGAGAGAGCGCGGTCCGGACGGCGGGGGCGGAGAGCGCCTACCGGCAGGGGCAGCGGATGGGCGCCGAGAACATCATGCGGGAAAGCGGCGTCGAGCCCATCCGGAGTGCCGGGACGGCGGCCGGGCAGCCGATCACGAAGGAGAAGATCCTGGAAGCGAACGTCCGGATGCTGAAATTCAAGGCAGCAAAGGCCAGCGTGGACCGGCGGATCATCCACGCGCAGCAGTGGTGGAAGATGCGGAACTGGAAGGAGATCGAGCGGGAGAAGGGCGTCCAGGGCGCACAGGTGCGGAAGAGCGCGACGGCCTGGCTGTGGAACTGCATCGTAGGGAAACACGCGGACGCCATAGACAGCTATCCGGAGCCGATCATCCTGCCCAGGGCGGAGGATGACAAGGAAGAGGCCAGGCGGCTGACGGAGATCGTCCCCGTGGTGCTCCAGGTGAACGGATTCGAGGAAGTATACAGCCAGTGCCAATGGCAGAAGATGCAGGAAGGGACGGCAGGATACGGCGTCTTCTGGGACAAAACAAAGCTGAACGGGATGGGCGACATCGCGATCCGAAAGATCAACATCCTGAACCTGTTCTGGGAGCCGGGCGTCAGCGACATCGAGGACTCCGGCGAGCTGTTTTACGTGACATACGTGGACAACAAGCAGCTGGAGGGAATGTATCCCCAGCTGGCGGGGAAGCTGGCCGGGAACACGCTGAGCGTGCAGAAATACCTGACGGACGACAGCATCGACCTGACGGACAAGAGCCCGGTGATCGACTGGTACTACCACAAATGGGAAGGGCCGAAGAAGGTGCTGCACTACTGCAAGTACGTAGGCGAAGAGATCCTGTACAGCACGGAAAACAACGGAGAGACGGAAGGCCTGTACGAGGACGGAGAGTACCCCTTCGTGCTGGATCCGCTGTTCCCCGTGGAGGGGAGCCCATGCGGATACGGATACATCGACATCGGGAAGGACGCCCAGGCGGACATCGATACCCTGAACCAGGCCATGGTGCTGAACGCGGCGGCCAGCGCGACGCCCAGGTACTTCATCCGGAAAGACGGGGCGATCAACGAGGAGGAGTTTGCCGACTACTCGAAGCCACTGGTGCACACCGGGGGCAGCCTGGGACAGGACAGCGTGCTGGCGATCCAGAGCGCCGTGATGCCGGGAACGGCCATCAACATGCTGCAGCAGAAGATTGACGAGCTGAAATTCGTGACCGGGAACAGCGACGTGAACAACGGCGGGACGCCGGCGGGCGTCACGGCGGCCAGCGCCATCGCCGCCCTGAAGGAGGACGCGGGACGGAGCAGCAAGGACAGCACGAAGGCAAGCTACCGGGCATACGCGAAAATCATTCGGAAGGTGATCAGCCGGATCCGGCAGGGATACGACATCCCGCGGCAATTCCGGATCCTGGGGGCGCGGGGGCAGGAGCAGTTCACCAGCTACAGCAACGAGAAAATCAAACCACAGCCGGTTCCGGGCGGGCTGGGGCTTGAGGAGGGATTCCGGCTGCCGGTATTCGACATCGACGTGAGGGCACAGCGGGAGAACGCCTACACGAAGATGAGCCAGAACGAGCTGGCGCTGCAGTTCTATAACAGCGGGATGTTCAACCCGCAGATGAGCGACCAGGTGCTGATGTGCCTGGACATGATGGACTTCAAGGGCAAGGACGAGATCATGCAGAAGGTGCAGCAGAACGGCACGATGCAGGAAACCCTGATGCAGATCAGCCAGATCGCCATGGCACTGGCGCAGAAATACCAGCCGGAAGTGTCGGAACAGCTGGCAGCCATCGTCCAGGGTGTGGCGGGGGATCAGCAGATCGCCATGCAGATGGCCGGAAAGGGCGGAGGAATCAGCCCGAAAAACAGCGCGGCAACCAGGCAGACGGACCCGCAGAAAGGCGGCATGGAGCCCAACGAGAACGGGATCGTCCGGCGGGCGCGGGAGCAGGCGGCCAACGCAAGCAGACCGTCATGAGGCCTGAAGAAAAAACGGGGACTAACAAACACGGGGGCTGTGTGATATACAAAAGGCGGGATCGCCCACCAACGGGCAGAAAGGAGCGCAAAGGATGCGCAAATGGAGACTGAACCTGCGTTTATTCGACGGAGGAGCCGGCGCCGCTGCCGGCGCGGAAGGCGGAGACGCAGGAAATTCGGCTGTAGGGACACCGGCGGAGGCCACAGGGCAGGGCGTACAGGTTCTGCCGGACGGCACGCAGATGGACCACCGCCTCGCCGAGCGGATGGAGAAACAGCGGAAGCGCCGGAACGAAACCGGAACCGCGGGAATGGCCACCGGCGGACCGGAAACGGGAACGAGCACGGCAGGGGACGCCATGAGTGGAGGGCAGGCACCGGGAGACGGGCATGCCGCAGGGACCAAGCCGGCACAGGCGCAGAACGCAAAGACGCCTGAAGAAGAATTTGACGAGCTGATCCACGGGAAGTACTCGCAGCAATACCAGCAGCGCTTTCAGAACGCGATCAGCGAGCGGTTCAAGAATCAGGCGGACCTGCAGGGACAGCTGGACGGGCTGAAACCCATGCTGGACGCGCTGGCGAAAAAGCACGGGATCCAGGAGGGGGACTATCAGGCGCTGAGCAATGCGATCCTTGACGACGACAGTCTGTACGAGGACGAGGCGGAGGCGGCCGGCATGACCGTCGAGGCCTACAAGAGCTACAAGAAACTGAAGGCCCACGCCGACGAGATGGATCAGCGGGCGGAGCAGAGCCGCCAGGAAAGCGAGATCCGGCAGCACCTTCAGGGGCTGGCCCGGGCGGGCGAGCAGCTGAAGCAGAAATTTCCGGACTTCGACCTGATGAAGGAGCTGCAGAATCCGGCATTCCGCCGGATGACGGCGCCGAACAGCGGGCTGACCGTGGAGCAGGCGTACTACGCCGTGCACTACAACGAGCTGGCGCCGCAGATCATGGCAGCGGGTGTCCGGACGGCGCAGCAGCGCATCGCGCAGAGCATGCAGACCAACAGCGCGCGGCCCATGGAGGGCGCCATGCAGGGAAACAACACAGCGGCGGACATACACATCGATCCGAGAACCATGACCCGCGAGCAGCGGGAGGCCATCAAGGCCAGAGTAAGACGGGGAGAAACCGTAACGCTATGACGGACTTCTCTCCGCAAGACGAGAGGAGGACAAAACAATGAAGCATTTCGTGCTTAATCTTCGCCTGTTCGACGTATACGGCGGAGGCACCAACGTAGCAGCCCTGACGGGATATACCAACGCCTACACCGGCGCGGTGACCCAGTACAGCACAGCGAACGGAACCATGACCCCTACGCTGAAGCAGTTCTACGACACGGAGCTGCTGGAGAACGCGAGGGCGAAGCTGATCTACGCCCAGCTGGGCAAGAAACAGCCCCTGCCGGCGCACACCGGGACGACAGTTGAGTGGCGGAAGTTCAACACCCTGCCCATGTTCGACCAGCTGACGGACAGCGTGATCCCCGCGGGCCAGAAGATCGGGATGACCGCGATCAGCGTACCGATTGCCGAGTACGGCGAGTATGTGCCGGTCTCCGTGAGGCTGCAGACCCACGCGCTGGATGACGTGATCCTGAACGTCACCGAGGAGCTGGGCGCGGCGGGCGGACTGACCCAGGACATCCTCGTCCGAAGGGTGCTGGAAACCGGGACGAACATTCTTTTCGCGGACGCGTACACCTCGGCGGGCGCCTATGACAGCACGCCGGCGACGGAAGCGGCCCTCCAGACCGCCCTGGCGGCCGGGAAGATCTGCAACCTGACGCCGGACATGATCAACAAAGCCGTGACCAACCTGGCCACCGGCCTGGCGCCGAAGCACACCGGCAACGAGTACGTTGCCGTCATCCATCCCCACGCGGCCTATGACCTGCGGAAGAGCCCCGACTGGCTGGAGGCGCACAAGTACGCCGCGCCGGAGGAGATCTTCAATGGGGAAATCGGCAGGCTGCACGGGGTGCGCTTCATCGAGAGCACCATCGCCACCGTCATCAAGAATAGTGGCGACACATACGCCACCTACAAGACCATGGTGTTCGGCAAGGACGCCTTCGGTGTGGTGGATCCGGAAGACGGAGGCATGGAGACCATCGTCAAGGACAAGGAGCACGGCGGCCCGCTGAACCAGTTCAGCACTGTTGGCGCAAAGTTCGAGACCGCGTGCAAGATCCTGTATCCGGAGCGGATGGTCACCATCTGGCACGGCAGCAGCTACAGCGCGACGGCCAGCGCCAACTAAGGAATAACCGGGGGAAGGATCCGGGGACCGGAATGAACGGCCCCCGGAATCCCTACCGGTTTTTTCAGTAAAGGGATCGCCCACCGAACGGGCAGAAAGGAGCCAGGGAATCATGGCTACAAAGAAGGCGGCCGCGGAGACGGCTGAGGAAATCCTGGAAGAAAAGGCCGAAGAGACGAAGGCCGAAGAGACGAAGGCCACGGAAGATCCCTGGGCGGAAGAGGTAGAAATCTACGTGCCCAGGAAGGCGAAGGGGGACGACCAGAGCTGGCCAATCTTCGTCAATGACCGGCGGTTCTACGTGCCGGCGAACGGGAAGCGGCAGAAAATGCCAAGGCCCATCGCGGAAATCCTGGAAAAGGCCGTGGAAGCGGAAAACGCCGTGGAGGACTACATCGACCAGGTCAACAGGAAGACGGCCGAAAGCGCGGCCAGAATCAACGTATAAGACTCACCGGGTAAGCCCCGGGAAGATGGGCGGGGAAGATCCCGCCCGTTTTCCATATCAGGAGGGAGAAATGAAGATTCAGGAAGC